AAATTTGGGGGTAAAACCTTTTCTGGTACTAAGATCAGAGAAACTAAAGATGCAGTGTTCGCTAGAACACATAACGGTAAGATTAAAAAAATCAAAAAATAGTTTATGGAAGGCAATCAACCCTATGTAATTTCTTCAGACGATACTAAAGATGTAATTACTATGCGAAAGTTAGAATTATTACTAGATGTACTTGGTGCTCTAGATAGTTCTAATGCAAGTGACGTTTATGGAATTAAATTAAATGTGGTTGATAAGATAGATAGACTAATTAACCAACTTTAGAATCAGACTCTAACTTCAATTCGTATATCGCCTGTAATTTTTTAATATCTGGGTGGTATGGGTGTTCTAACTTTAAGTCTAGTATATGACTTAGTAACTCCCCTTTACTCATTTTCTCTAATTGTTTCTTTGATTTTTTCATAATGCATAGTTTTTAGTAGTCTTTTAAATTGTTTTTTATCTCCAAAGTATGAGTGACATTCTCGGCACAACGCTTGTAAATTTTCTGGGGTGTCCTTTTCTTTAGATCCTCCAATACCTCTAGCCTCAATATGATGAATATCCACTGCTGTTCTATCACATACCTCGCAACCTATCCAATCACCAGGTTCATGCATAAAATAATCATGGTATAACTTAGTATGCTTCTTCACTAAGATAACAATAAAACAATACATACAACACAAATCACGATCACTGCAATCGCACACTTATCTGTGAGGTTTAGTTTTAGTCTACTCATTTTAAAAAAATTTTTATTTGGGGGGTATTTAAATATCCCAACACCATATAGGGGTTTTCTCACCTACATACCCTCCAGATACATTGTAGGTAAAATGTTCCATTGCATCGGTCTCATCCATTTGGTCTTTTAAAATCTCAAGACATAAATGTACAGAATATATTAAGCACATACTGTTTATTTCAATACCTATAACAGCATCATCAAAACCATCAGCCATTAATATCTCTTCATCACTGTAATTATCTAGGATCTTTTCTAACATAACTATTCATCTAAATTTGGGGTGGCAATTCGCCACTTACGTTTATCTACTTTATACTCGTAGTATTTATTTCTTTCATTAATTGTAACTAGTTTCCACTCTTTTATGTCTTCCTTTTTAAAATTAAGTAACACATATCGTTGTCCTGATAAAAATAAAACGAACAAAACATAGTCTACATCTAGTTTATCTATAGTAAACATATTTACTTTGAGTGATCTTTCACATCCCTTAACATCTATCTTATTGTCATTGACCACAAGATCAGCATCACTTACACCTTTCTCCTTAACAAATGCTGAGGTAGTATAATTCGTCCCTTTTAAATCAAAGTTATGACGTACCAGTAACTCTGCAAGTATACCTTTAAAGTCTGTGTAGAATTCATTGTCAACTGGGTGGTCAAACAATATCGGATTTTTATATTCGTACTTTCTGGATTTCCAGTAAAGTTTCTTGTAATGATCACGATTAGCCATTACCCTTGTATCAACATAGAGTTTAGCGTGTTCACTTATACATTTTGGTATATCAAATGGCCCTTCCAATAGTCTCTGCGATCTTACCCATTACATCTTCCTGTCTCATTATATAAAACTTTTTGCCCTCTATAGTGTTTAAAAAAGCATACCTCTCATGAAACCTTATATGATCACCTGGAACTAAACCTAAATCTTCTTTGTCTTTTAGTGGCTTACTTACAAACCTGACATAACCTTCTTCCTCACTCCTCTTTGGCTCTCCTAAATAAATAGTGCCATGCATTTCTGCTGTTTCATGAGGTTCAACTAAAATATAATTGGAGATAGCAGTTATACCGTCAGCACGAACAAAGCAAAAACAATCCTCTAGTTGAGCAGTGTAAATGTCATCTTCACCAAAAATCAAATTGTCTTTATCTACAGTCAGGTAATTGAAATAAACAATATCACCTATCTGTAATTCTTGTGCCATTAAATCACCATGGGTGTCTTTACACCACTCACCTCTAGGTAAAGCCACGACCTCTCCACATATAGTGACATGGTGCTCTGGATTAAAGGTAACATCTAAATAAAGTTTTGAACCGTTGTTGAATGTAACTTCGTCATTGTATTTTTTGGAGACTCGAACTGCTATCTTTTGACCAATCATATTCATGTTGACTAAATTAAATAATTGAACTATAGTTTAATTGCAATTAATTAACAACTTTTTAACACCCTTATTAACTGATAGACATATTGGCTACCTATGATAGACAAATTGACTTGCAAAACTTTATTTGGTAGTCTCAACCCTATTAGTATATTATATATAAGTATATTATATACTAGTATATTATATCATATTAATATATAACATAATTAATGAACTGCATTTTTCTTTCCCCAAATTTTGCGTGTAAGAAACGATCTCAAACATACTGATATAACTGCACCAAAAAATAAAAAAAGTTTCTTAAATTTGCTCAGAAACTTGTTGTAGGCATCTTCATGTGGTAATAGTATACCACAGGGTGCTCGGCTCGGAAAAGTGAAACGGATTTTGGCAACTGGGTACATCGATGTTTTCGGTTTTATAAATCAAATCGGATTCGTAGTAGGAATCGCACTTGTAACCATAAAGCGTTGATACATAGTACGTTATACACTAGTCTTGTTCTGTTTGCTGTGATATTTCATTTTATACCAGAGCAAAATGGGAAATGAATTTGTAAATATGTTTAGATCTAAACTCTTTAGAAAATTTCCATGCGTTTAAACAGACGGAGTAATGCTACAGCAAATCAAACCATAAAACAAAACCAACATGAAAGTAGGTAACAAATTAAGAGAGTTGTTTAGTCACCAGAAAGCAGTTAACAAATACTTACGCAGTCTGGATAATGACTTCACACCAAAGACAATCTATATCTTTTTAGGATGTAGTATAGTGGAAGCAGAGAGTCAATCAGAGTTTACATTCTATGAGATTAACCAGGTGCTGAGACTTCTAGACAAGATGGAACTGGTCAAGATAAAATCACCACATCAATTCTACAGAGAACACAAACGACTATTGAACGAGGGTTTTATAGAACGTCAAACGAAACGAGCCAAGTACACCAAACAGCAGTTTAATATTAGTATCTATGGACGTATGCAGTTAAGACGTATCTATAACTATCTTATTAGGGAATGTTATACTACTCTATAGGAATATAAGACTAAGGTCACCCCAAAATCATTTGATAAGTAAAAGCCATAATCTATACAAATCACTAACCATCTGATAAGAACACACCAGAACACACCCCCAGAAAAATTTTTTCTTTTAGATGTGTGCAGAACTTGTGCAACAAAGGATCATAAGTTTGCTGCATGAAAAATTATAATTGGATAGACTTATCAGTACAGCAGAAGATCAATGTAAAACAATATGCAATCACCAAGCATGGCAAACGATGGCACACAGCAAAGCCAGACTTTTGTAATAGGCTAGACTCATTGCAAATCTACAGCATACTACATAGTAAGACCTAACGCAACCAAAGTCGAACTCTTATAACTATATAGTCTTATATAGAATTGTCTTCCCCCTATAGAGATTTAACATAAGTTCAAGGTCACCCCAGAATCCTCAGCACCAGAAACACCTACAGCAGATAGTTTATCAACACTATTGTTAATTCAATTATTTTTTGTATTATTGCAGTGTTGAACGATAGTTAAATCACGACATTAAATAAGTAACACACTGAAAATCAATCATTTAAACTAAAATTATGAACTATTTAAACTCAGAATTACAATCCCAATTACTTCCAAACTTCACTGGAATCCTAGTCCACAACGCAAAAATCAACTACAGCATCTATGGTGAACACTCGGTGAGTTTCATGTACCATGTAAAACCAGAAAACGTATGGTTTGACGATGAGCCAAACAAAACTTGGTCTGGTGGAACTTGCTTCACCAATAAAAAAGATGCAATGGCTTTCATTAGACTAGTAAACAACAATTAATCAATAATCATTTAAACTATATAATATTATGAAAATTTCAGAATTCGAGACTAAGCACAAAGAGAGATGGACACCAAGCACAAACGATGTGCTAATGAGAATAGCATCAAATCTATCTGACCTACACATTGAGAAAGACTTCTTTACTCCAGAACAAATGGACAACAAGTTAAATGCACTTAAAGATTACATATTTGATTTCAGATATGTATTAGCAGACGAGGAGAACGTATTACCTCCCAACAGATAATATCAACCCAACCATCAAACAACTTGCATAGAGATATGCGAGTTTTTGGTGGTAAAGGCAATAATGCCACATTAATTTAATCTATACAATATGTATTTAAACGAAAAAGGTCAACTAATTGACACAAACTTGACAAGTGTAAACCCAACACAAGCAGAAATCTTACTGCACAAATTCAATCTTAACTGGAACGTAGCAAAGCATCCACTAAACTTCAATCCAAGTGGTAGCGAAATCATCGATAGTGGTTTCTATGGTGTAGTAAGAACAGACAACAACGATTGCTTCGGAGCATTCACAGACCAGTACGAAACTTTTCAGAATTCAGAACTTGCTGAACTTGTATTAGAAATTGCAGATGCTATAGGGCAACCAATATCTAATGGTGCAGAATTTAAGGGAGGTAGGAAAGTTATGTTACAAGTTGATCTAAACCCAGTTAAAATTGGTGACGATACTATTACCAGAAAAGCAACTGCTATCAATTCACATGATGGCTCTACTTCATTACGATGGGGAACTACTGGTACTACTATCTCATGTGCTAACCAATTTAGTGCTATCAGCAAAGAATTAGAAAACTCAGTTCGTCACACTCGTAACATGAGAGATGCTATTGCTAGGTCTCTACGCATACTAGAGAACATGGAGAAAGCAGACAAGTCTTTATTTGAGATATTCTCTTCTATGACTGATTACAAGGTCACCAAAAAACGAGTGAACGAAACCATCAACATGATTACTGGTGTAGATGTAAGTATGGGAGAGGCTAACGCAAAAGAGCAATACTCTACCAGAAAATTAAACCAGACACAAGACCTAGTACAATCTATTGTAAAAGAAATGTCTTACAAGGGAGATACGCTATGGGGATTGTTTTCTGGTGTAACACACTACACAACTCACAAAGGTGGTTCTGATAGAACTAGAGAAGAATCTAAGTATGTTGGAGGACTTCAGAGACTAGACCAGAAAGTCTTTAACAAATTTGCTCAACTGGTATCATAAGCAAACCAACCAATCGCTAATGCCTTGCACAGAAATGTGCGAGGTTTTGGTGGTAAAGGGCAATAATGCCACATTATTTAAACTATATAATATGTTAACACTTAGAAAATTTTACCAGAAAACCTACCCAACAGATGAATTGGGACAACACATCAATTTAACGACTTTTGTAGCATTAATAGATTGCTTACATAGAGGTGGTGATGTTTACCAATACATTGGTGTACACGACAGCCTAGTAAGAGAAAGACTATTTGAAGAACTAGCAAAAATGTTAGGCTCTAATTACGACTACATTTACAATTTATGGATGAAAGGTCTTTACACAACTAATCAAATTTAAACTATATAATATGAAATCAATTATTTTAAAACTCAAAACCACTCAAGAAATCATCGGATACACTTTCTGTGTTGCGTTGGGATTCTTTACACTTTGCTCATTTGTTATGCTATTTATTCACCTTATAACTATTGGATTATGAATCAGAAAGTAAAATTACACCCACGCAAATGTGACATTACTGGAGAAGGAATGTCATCTGGATATCTTATCGGTGAAGGAGCAATGTATATCAAGTATGATTCTGATATGATTAAACACCTTAGAGAGATAGAGAAAGAAAATAATCCAGACTACGATAATGATGTAAAAGAAGGTAGATTAACTGATGATTGGCTACTAACCGATTACTACAAAAATGATTACTACTACTATACTGATTGGGAATGTCCAGATGATATCCAGTATGTTGAGGTAGATGGTAAAATGTATGAGGAAGGTGAACCAGAATATGATAAGCACTTTACCCACTCATGGAATAAGGATGAGGTCACCCCAGATTCAAATTACGAATCTTTAAAAACAGATGTCCAGAGATTAATAAAGTACATGGAGGAGAACACAACATATCTCTGGAGAGATGATTTAGAATGCACTCATGAATGTGTTGTTCTGGAGGATGTTGAAGATGGTGTAAAAATTGATGAAGATGACGAGCCTACAATGGCTTGTACTGGTAGCAATGTAGTTACTATGATAGAGGAGATTAAAAAAACACACTTAGCATAGGCTAGGAGGCTCAGTAGCACAACTGGATAGTGCAATACCCTTCTAAG